TTAATCTTTTAGCTATTGAGTGGGCTAACCGTGGTATCAATCTTTGGACTATTGAGGAAGGTCAGATTGAGCTAACCTACAACAACCCAATTTATCCATTGCCAGTCGATACTATTGATCTGCTGGATCAAGTAATTCGTAGAAATGACAATACAACTAATCAAATTGATATTAATATCAGTCGTATTAGTGTTTCTACCTACGCAGCAATACCTAATAAAACAACTACAGGCTTGCCAATTCAAGTCTGGATTAATAGACAGTCAGGTCAAACTAACCTGACCACTGCCACACTAGGTACAACAATTAACTCTTCTGCCACCACAATTACCCTAAGTTCTGCTGATGGGTTTGGTACGGCTGGCTTTATTCAGATTGGTACGGAGATCATTGGATACACTAATATTAGTGGTAACGACCTACAGAATTGCGTTCGTGGGCAGTCAAATACAACGGCAGCTGCGCACACTGCAGGAGCAGCTGTGTCGGTAGTTAACCTACCTGCTATCTATGTTTGGCCTACCCCAGACAGTTCTACTCCATATACTTTCGTGTACTGGAGACTACGTAGGGTGCAGAATACGGGAGACGGCGGCACATACACCCCCGACATCCCATTTCGTTTTCTTCCATGTATGGTTGCAGGATTGGCATACCACCTGTCCTTAAAGATTCCTGATGCTATGAACCGCACAGAGATGCTTAAATTAGCCTACGAAGAGCAGTGGACTATTGCCGCAGGTGAAGACCGTGAGAAGGCTTCCCAGCGCTTTGTTCCTCGTGAAATGTATATAGGTAGCGGGGGGTACTAGTGACCACCAAGTTTACATCGGGTCGTATAGCAATATCGCAGTGCGATAGGTGTGGATTTCGCTTTAAATTAAAAGAGCTAAAAACCCTAATTATTAAGACTAAAAACGTTAATATTAAGGTATGTAAAGAATGTTGGGAGCCCGATCAACCCCAGTTATCGCTTGGCTTATATCCAGTTAACGACCCACAGGCTGTACGGGATCCTAGACCAGATATAGGATATTTTGAAGCAGGTACCTCAGGGTTGCAAATTTCCAATATTCCAAGTACTGATGTAAATTCACTTGGTTTTCCAACTGTGGGTAGTCGAGTGATTCAGTGGGGTTGGAATCCTGTAGGGGGTCCAAGAGGTATTGATAACCCGTTAACACCAAGCACATTGACTATGGCAGGTGCGGTGGGTACGGTAAGCGTAACAACAACTTAGGAGCTAAAAATGGCAACAACTAAAGAAGCACTTAAAAAACATATGGCTAAGGGCGCAGGTGCCCATCCAGATGCAGACGTAAAAAAGATGCGTAAAGGTGGTAAAACCAACGAAGATATGAAAAAATACGGACGTGGTATGGCAAAGGTTATGAACCAGCGGGTTTCATCCTTTACTTACAAAAAATCTGCCGGAAGGGGCCGTTAATATGAATAACGATACATTTTCGTATTTCCCAGCTGAAACAGCTGATCCTATTGGAAAGTACACGCAACCCAAGGCTTACACAGTTCCTCTAAACAAAGAAGACTCTGGATATCCTAACAATGTACCTAACACCCAAACCCAAATGACTCGTGGCGGTAAAGCACAGACTAAGGGTCGTGGTCACAGTACAAAGATGGGGTAAACCCTAATGAATTACTCTACTCTATTTGAGACGATTAAGGGGTATGTCGAGAACGACTTCCCCTCTACTACTTGGACTGATGCTGCCGAGACGGGCACTGTTACCTTTACAAGTACAGAACAGATTAATACGTTTATTCGTCAAGCAGAGCAGAGGATTTATAACTCGGTTCAGTTGCCTGTATTTCGTAAGAATGTGACGGGTAATTGCACTACGGGTAATAAGTATCTAAATGTGCCATCTGATTGGAAAGCAACGTTTTCGTTATCGGTTATTGATCCTATAACAAACGCCCAAACGTATTTGCTCAATAAAGATGTAGAGTTTATTCGTTCGTGCTATCCAGACCCAGATGTAACCGGTACACCAGAATACTACGCTATCTTTGACAATGTGACGTTTATTTTAGGACCTACGCCAGACGCTGATTACAACAGTGAATTGCACTATTTCTACTACCCACAATCTATTGTGGACTCTGCAAATGGTCAGTCTTGGCTTGGAAATAACTTTGACCAGGTGTTGTTATATGGTTCGCTGTTGGAAGCTTATGTATTTATGAAGGGGGAGGCGGATGTCATTGCTAGTTACCAGAAGCGTTATGACGAGGGTATGACCTTGTTGTTGCAACTTGGTGAAGGCAAGAACCGTCAAGATATGTATAGGACTTTACAAGCAAGGTACCCAGTACGATGAATTTCGATACAGTAGAAGGCTTTATGGGTAGCAACGTTATTGTGAAAACCTCGCAGGGTAGAGGCTTTACTCCAGAGGAAATTGCAGAACGAGCTATCGACAAGATTATTTATGTTGGCTCTAAGTCACACCCTGCCATTCGTGATCAGGCAGAAGCATTTAGAGAGAACATACAAAGTGTTTTAGTGTTTTACCTAAAAGAAGCGGTGCGCTCAGACCGCACGACCATTGCTAACCGATTACGGGAAGCTGGTCATCCTGAGCTAACTTTTTTATTGAACGAATAGGAGTTTCAAATGGCTATTACTCAAGCAATGTGCACATCATTTAAAGCCCAGCTTTTGCTTGGTGTTCACGATTTTCGTCCATCAGCTCAAGCTGGTGCCGATACTTTCAAACTAGCGTTGTACACATCTTCAGCTTCTTTGGACGCAAATACCACTACGTATTCTGCTTCTAACGAGGCTACTGGTGTTACTGCCGGTGGTTTGGCGCTTACCAATACAGGTGTTGGTACTACTAATACTAACTCTACTGCTGGTACAGGCTTTACTGACTTTAGTGATTTAACGTTCTCCAATGTTACTACTACTGCTCGTGGCGCTTTGATTTATAACACCACACCTTCGGCTAATGACAACGCTAACTCTGCATTAACTAACGCAGCTGTATGCGTGTTGGACTTTGGCGGTGATAAGACATCTACTGCAGGTGACTTCACTATCATTTTCCCAACGTTTGATGCAAGTAACGCAATTATCCGTATCGCTTAATAGCATATGGCGACAGCCAATTGGGGCGAAGGTGCTTGGGGGCTAGGCGCCTGGGGCGAAGGTTCAATCTCTGTTTCGGTTAACGTAACAGGGGTTTCTTCGTCCTCTTCAATTGGTACTGTAGACGTAGTAGGATTAGCTAATGTAAGCCCCACAGGTGTAACTGCCTCTGGGGCTATTGGCGTTGAAACTATAGCCGCTAAAGCTAATGTGCCTGTTACAGGCGTATCTGCGTCTGGTGCAATAGGAGACGTTAGAACTTCTATTTCTACATTTGTTACTGGGGTTTCGGCTTCTGGGACTGTTGGAACTATTTCTATTGAATCTGACAATCTCATATCCGTAACCGGTCTGCAAGCCGCAGGTGCGTTAGGCGAAGAAGAAATAGATGGTAAAGCTAACGTAAATGTAACGGGCGTAGACTCTTCTGGATCTATTGGTACCGTATCTATAACGTCAGAAGCTTCAGCATTGCCCACGGGCGTATCTGGTGGGACCATACTTGGTAGCGTAGTAGCCTGCGTCGATGAAGAGGGTTGGGGTGCGTATGGCTGGGGTGAAGGTACCTGGGGTGGTGGGGTTAATAAAGTATGCGTAATAGGCATCGCCGCTACCGTCAATATTGGACAGATTAGGACGTCCCAATCAGTAACTCTTGTAGGAGTACAGGCAAGTGGATCTATAGGTACTGTACAAGTATCAGGACAGGCAGTACCTAATGTTACGGGCTTTGGGCTTGTTACTGAACTAAGTGGGGTAGCCGTAGATGCCGGTGCTAACCACGTAGTTACTGGCGAGCAGGCAGTTTGTTCTGAAGGGAATGTAACAGTAACTGCTAAAGCTAACGTTGTTTTAGTTGGCTTTGGTGTTACGGCTTCTTTAGGAACTGTTACAACTAGAACAGTTAATAACTTTAATGTAACCGGTGTAGAAGCCTCTGCGTTATTAGGTGAAGAAGAAGTAGACGCTAAAGCTAATGTCTTCCCAACTGGGGTAGCTGGAACGGGACAAATTGGTACCGCCCAAGTAGTAGGAAAAGCCGTAGTTAATGTGACCGGCGTGGCTGGTACGATGGGGCTTGGTGAGGTTGAGGCGGAGGCAGGTGCAAACGCAGTTGTTACAGGTGTTGCAGGAACAATTTCTTTGGGTAGTGTTGCCGTAAACAGCGACGCTAACGTATACTTAACGGGTGTGAGTGCAGTAGGTCGGGTTTCTAGACCCCTAGTCTGGGGCTTGATTGATACTTCGCAAACGCCAAATTGGACGCCGATAGCGGCTTAGGAGCAATAAATGGCAAGTACATATAGTAATCTTAAAATTCAGCTTATGGCGACCGGAGAAAACTCGGGAACCTGGGGCAACGTAACTAACGACAATTTAGGGGTAGCCATTGAACAGGCTATCACTGGTTCGGTTGACGTTACTGTTAGTAGCAATACTACGCTAACCCTAACTGATACCAATGCAGCGCAAAATGCCCGTGCATTACGTCTTAACTTAGGTGGTAGTGGTGGATTTGATTTAACTGTCCCCGCTATCCAAAAACTGTATCTTATTAACAACGGGTCACTAGGCGCCGTAGTTGTTAAAAACGCATCGGGGTCAACTGTTACTGTACCTACTGCTAAAACAATGTGGGTATTTAGTACAGGTACTGGAGTTGTAGACGCAGTTACTCACTTAAGTTCATTGACTCTTGGGTCTGCGTTACCTATTGCTTCAGGTGGTACAGGCTCAACTTCAACCACATACGCAAACCTACAGACCAACGTAACTGGGACTCTTCCAATTGCTAACGGTGGTACCGGGTCTTCTTCAGCTACTTTTTCTGGCGCTAATATTACGTCGTTAAATGCAAGTGCTGTTTCTTCGGGTACTCTAGCTATTGCCAACGGCGGAACAGGTTCAACTTCAACCACATATGCAAACTTACAATCAAATGTATCAGGTACATTGCCAATTGC